TGATCGCCTCGTTCTGTAACCAGAGCGCACCCGCGGCTGGCGGCGGGTTGGTGTCGCGCCCGCCCGTGCCTGCGGTGGAGACCAGGGATGATTCCAATCTTTGCTTGACGTCCGCGACCGCCCGGGATGAACCTTTGATGGTCGCCTTCTCCACGTAAGCGGCGGCGCTCTTTGCCACCGCCATTCTGTCCTGGATAAAGTTGCGATATGCCCGTGACCAGGGTGCGCCTGCGGTCATCAGCGGGAACCCGTGCTTGCCATAAACCTTGAAGGCGATCTGGGTCATCGTCACCGCGCTGGTTTCCGTCCCCTCGATCTTGGCACCAACCGGGAGGGTTGCCGTTGCTAAATCCTCTGCGCTGGCATCCTTGTCCGCATAATAAATTGAGTGATCCCCGTCGTTATCGGTGTAGTCGCGGCGGTAGTACAGGATCGTTGCCGCGTCCCCGGTCTTGGTGATGATTTCTTTGATTTCTTCGGTGATCACCATTCTGAGAGTAGCGTCCCCCGAATTCTTGTCGGTGAACTTGACCAGATAAAACTCCCCGGCGTTCAATAGTTCCTGTGACATCTTATATAACTTGCGGGTGTCCAGTAATGCTTTGTTTTCTTTCCGCTTCCAGAACGCCTCCCACACTTCAACCGCCCCCTCGTCGCGGGGGGTGATGCCGGGATGCAAACCGTAGGCGTAGTCTGTCCACAGGTCAATGATAAAAGCCGTTATCGGATCCCAGATGTACAGCGACCGGCAATCCTTGACGATGGTCAACCGCGCCTGGTCGCTGATTTCCGCGCTGGGTTCCATCGCCTTGATTTGCCGCAGTAACAGATCCCACATGCCGGGGTCAATTTCTGATAGTTGCTCCACCATCTCTTTCTGCTCGAAAGTCATCAAATGCGATTGTTTGTAATCTGCTACAAACCAGTCCGTTGCTTTCTGGAGGCGGTCAAACTCCCGCCCGAATACTCTTTTTACGATCCTGTCTCTAATTCCCATGTTGTACCTCGTTTTGATAGATTGATTGTAGCACTTTTAGGTATTGAATTCAATCAATAATTACCGATTGATGGGGGGTCATAAACCACCCGCTCCACCTCAGTTTCACCCGCGAACAGCCAATCGCACAGATAGCGGACGCAATCCATCAAGTGATCATTTTCCTTGACGGGTTCATCTTTCCCCGGCTTCCAGATGTAGCTCTCGAATTCGTTGATTATATTCACGCACTCAGGTTCGATAGTCAGGCGGGGTCTCCCGTCACCCTGTACCTTGAGTAGTTCCTGCACCAGCGCAATCCCATCCAACACCCGCCCGTGATGCGCTTCTGCGGATATGCCCACATTGCGCAAGTCAGCGATAAGCCCCGCCGCTGAGCTGTCCACCACGCAGGCGGATATTCTGCCAGCCGAATGTGCCATTTCTGCCGCCGCATCTACCACCTGGGATTGCAGCTTGCCCGTTTCGTAAAACTCCCGCATGATGTGGATGCGCAAATCACTATCCACCCCAACCAGCGCAATCGCGGCGGGGTTGGTATATCCTTCATCCATCGCCAAACACCAGTATTGCATCTCCCCCGCGTCCCGGTGTCGGACGTGGATCGCAGCGGAGAAGGCATCGTACACCACCCCCTCAGCGGTCGCCCACTCGCCCAGGAACAGACGCTTGCGCCGCATACCCGAAAGGTTCGCCAGCCGTGCCAGCCGCCGTTCTCCCATCGCTGTTATCTTTCCGTCCGCTGTGTACAAGGCGGGGTTGTCCTGGTGTACGCTGTGAAATAGTTTGAGCTTCCCTTCCTCTGCCCGTTTCAGTATCCAATGATTTCTTGGACCCGGATTGCAGTCGCCAAAGGTTTGAGAATATGGCGCGTTCCCCGCCCGCCCGCTGGTACGGGTAGTTAATGTTTCCCAGTCGCCAAGTTCTAATTCCTCCGCCTGGTTGACATAGGCGAAGTCGCGCTCGGTGGACAGTGCCTTGCCTGGTTTGTCCATTCCCGCCAGCCAGATGCGGGATCCGTGGGGGTAGTCGTACCATTCGGGGTGACTTGCCCCGCTGACTTTTATCGCATCCATGTTCACCACTTTTTGAAACGTTTGCAGGACGGACGCGTTCAGGTCGGTAAACCGTTTGCGGAGGATCGTAGCTTGCGCCCCCGGATACTTCCACATGAGCGCATCGAGGCGGAGTAATAGCCCTGTCGTTTTTCCCGTGTCGGCGCCGCCTTCGACGATAAACTCAAAATCTTTGCAATCCCACGCATCCTTGACCGCCCCCCGCAGCTCGAAACCGCCGTCCCCCGTCACCAGTTGGTAGGTGGTCATAGATCGTTATGCGTGACGCCTCTGACGACCTGAACTACTATCGGCTTATCATCCGGGTTCAGATCCAATTCCGTCCGCAGGGCAAATTCTCGTTTGCGCTTCCGCTCCAGCCACCACTTTGCGGTGGGGACTGCGATTTCGCTCTCTGTGTCTTTCATGGCGGTCATCAATCTGCTCTGGGCAAAATCGTTCACTTTCTCACACTCATCCTCGTACGCCTGCATGATGGTCGGATGGGTAGTTATGTATTTGCGGGCGGTGTGCCAGGTACAGCCAACCCGCTCGGCGATGGTGGTTATGATGCCGCCGCTGCCGGGGATCGCGTCAATGAATTTTGCCGTCCTAAAAAGGTCTTTACCCATTAGTTAATCTCCGTCCTTTCGTGCTACAAGTTCAGGAACGCCCCTTATCATTTTAGCTCGCGCCCTTTGCATTCTCATATCTCCTGTTTTCTTTAGACACAGTTCTTTTATCTTGGGATAATTTATAAGTTTTATAAATTCGTCAGAGTCTTTTCCAAACCAATATTCAAATTCTTTTATCGGCGGAAAAATAGAATTATATGCAGCGGATGCGACAACTCCATGTACATAATGACTCGCTAGGATTGTCATATAACCCCTGCGCGATCTCTCTGTCCAGTGTTTGCCTACAAATCGCCTTCCAGCGTCAGCCTCTAAAATAGGCTGATAACGCATGGGAAAACTTTTAACCGCTGTTTTTAATTCATCACTCAATAATACAGATTCCCGCAAACGATAATAAAAATCCTGTGGCGTGTCCATAAAATTATATAAAACATAGGTTACGAATTCCGTAAAACCATGAGCGAACATCAACCTAACCGCCCGCTGATAATGCTTATCTTCCTGCATGCCATCAAAAGCAAACCTAACTGGTCGGATGGGCAACCCCTTCAATATCCCAGCGATATCCTCAGTAATCAATCTGGCATCTAATCCCTGGTTAAAATCAATCTCTGTTATACGCCCTGATTTTACTAACCGATGCAATTTATTTACATCTTCTTTAAAAATAGAACGGGGTTTCGCTAACCAATTATTATCATAAAATAAAATCTTCTTAGCGTCTGGGTGAATATCCGCTTCCCAATCTGCTTGATGCTCAAACTTTGGTTCTAATTTTGTAACCATGCAAAAGCCACATTTGCGAACGCACCCCCTACTGGTATGCGAAATACTATATTCTGGCGTTATACCCAATAAGCTATAATCTGGCGGATATTCTTCAGCCTCTGGCAGTAATCCTTTATAAACCTCAACCCCTTCTTTCTCAAAATATTCGGGTAATAAAGTTGCAGAAACGCCGCCGACCTTTACAACCTTAGCTCTCCTTTTGCCTTCTCTGACAATCCCCAGGGCGTGCGGTATATCAAAAGTAAAAATGGTTGTAATCCATATCTCGTCAAACTCTCCGGCAGGTGGAAGTTTATTTTTAAACAATACGCAATCGTCGCCCATGGATTTACGCCACGATCCAATTTTCAGGAGTGACACGGGATATAATTTTGCCCTTGGCATGCTATCAACTAAAGCAATCCGCATCGTTTCAGCACTCCTTTACCCATGCCTGGGCTGGTCATATATTCTCCATTCGCAAGCCAATCTTTCACCTCTTTTTCGTAACGAGATGGAACAGTTAGGATAATATTAACTTCCTCCATGCCTGACAATTTATCTAACTTGTCATCTAGTTCTGAATAATCTTGGGTGGGCATTATTCCTAAATCAATCTCGCTGAACCCCCATTCCAGCAGGTCGGGAACGTTGAAGTTATTTGCCAGAACATCAAAATTCCACGAACCGCCCGCCTTGTTCGCCCTGATATTCGCTTCCTCGGATTGTTTTTCATCCCACATCACCGCCCGATAAGTGTACCGCTTCCCCTCCCAGACAACCCAACCAGTAGCAACCGTCCCCTGTTCGTCTGGTGCTGGCAATCGCTCGGTTATCTCAATTTGTAATTGGGAGAGGTCAAATACTTCGATCCGCTGATTACCGCTTATGATTTCATCGGTGTTCAGGTTATGGACAATTCCTGATAGGTCGCCAAACTTGCGCAGGCTATCCCGCAGGTCGGCAAATTCCTTTTTGGTTATCTGGCGTGGATTCTTGTGGTAGTGTTTCAAGGTCGCCTTTCTCTCAGTCGCTTAAGGTAAGCCGGGGAGTGACGAGTTCCCCGGCTCAGGAGATGCGGGGTCAAATTGCGAACCCTGAAAACATTGTAGCACGGCAGAAGTTGGAAGTCAATTACAGGGGGGTATAGAATGACCTGATTGCTGTTTAAATCGCCTGAAATCAATCTGGTGGCACGTTTTGACCGTCACCGTTTCGGGTTGTCGAAATATAACCACCATTGATGGGAACGGCGCGCCTGTTTTGTGATTGCAAAAATGAACGCGTCCTTTGATAAAGCGGATCTCGCCTTTCATGCAATAGTCGTGGAACCATTTTGTATCAGTTCTGGCGGGCAATAAGCAAACCACAGTCGCCCCGTTCAGGCTTTCCTCATACGCCTTTTTTATCCATTTTCCAATCTTGCGCCCGTAAGGTGGATTCATCCAGCAAACCCCGCGCCATTCCTGAGATAATCCGTCAATTTCTCTTGTAAAATATTCCTCACATTTTGCATTTTCAGGCGTGGCGCAAACATCCAGTGTGAAGTTAAATTCGTCATCCAACTTGTTGAATAAATCCAGCGGCGTTTCCCACTCAGGCGTATTGCTTGTAAATAGTCCGCTATTTATCATCGTTCCCTTTCAGCGTCCCCAGAAACTTGACGATCTCCACCGCCGCATCCCCGCTCGTCACCGCATCGGGGGTGTATTCCAGCACCCGCCAGCCAGCGATTACCAACCGGTTCATCCGCTTGCGGTCGTGCGCGTAACCCTGGGGTCTGTTGTGCGCTCCGTTGACCCAGATGCCGCCCTGTACCTCAGCGCAAACCTGTACCCCGACCCAGGCGAAGTCAAGGCGGTAGGGGTTGCGCATCCCCGGAAACTTGACCTGGTGCTGGCGGATGAAGGCGGGGGCATCGAGGGCGAGCAGGTTCAGCGCAAGCAGGTCTTCAAGGTTGGATGCTGTTTCGGAGACGTGGCGGCGGTGGCGGGGGGTGTACTTCATTTCGGTTTATTCAAAGTCCGTTGCATGTCCCGCAAGTGTTTAGTTAAAACTTCCATCGTTGGCGCCAGCGCATCCGCCAGCAGTTTTCCCAACGCGGCGGGATCGAAGGGGGGTTGTTCAAACTCCTCAGAATACCAGTTAAGGCGGTCATTGATTTCGTCTCCATCAATTACCCTGTGACAAATTTCGCACTCTGCGAATACACTAATACTATCTGTTTGATCTTTCATTGCCGTCCACTCGCAAACATGATCAGTCATAATAACCTCAATTCAACCCCGTGAACTTGGCATCTGCGGGGGTCAGTTCGGGCATTTTTAGCCACCACTTTAGACCGTCTGGTGGCATAGTTGGCTTGGGTGCAAATACGGCGCATACCACTGGGGGCAATTCCCTACGTTCCAGACAATAACAAAAGGCTATACAATCCTGGCATTTATTCATTGTCCATCAACCTCTTTTCTTTTCAGGGATCGCTCTATCATTTCACGGGTAAGCGGTTCTGTAGAAGCGGTCAAGGTTTGTGCCGCGATTGCCTCATCAAGAATTGCCTGAGCGACTGCCCCCTCCATCGTGTGCGAAAACCGCTCACTCCGAATCGCTGTTCGCTGGGCGGTTCGACCGTTCCTGATTGAAGTACGTTTCTTATATCCTTTCACTCCGCCGCCTCCTGCATCACCCGCCGCAGCGGGTCGGGCGTGCGGTGGTTGTAATGCTCATCCAATTCCAACGTCTGACATCTCATACTGCAATAGGTGTGACCCGGCTTCACGTTGCGCCCGCAACCGCGCCGCAAGCAGGTGACACGGATGCTGGGATCGGGGACAATGTTTGAGCCGTATAGTTTGTACCGCTCGTTATAGGCACGGATGCAGACCCGGCACCTGCCTTTGGGTGTCCAGTCGTCGCTACCGCAGCGGGGGCAAGTTCCCTCTATCGCTTTATCCCCCAATCTTTATCAGGAAACATTATCCAGGCGAAAAAGATGATTACCAAATATGGCAACCAAATTATTGCCGCTACCAAAACCTGCAAGACGATTTTTAATCTTAGCCTGGGGGTCATTTCTTTTCCGTCCCTGATTTCGCTCAATATCATTATTGGCGCACAAACACAGAAGAAAGCCAGTCCGCAAATTCCATAAAGGATAATCCAGATATTCACTTTATAACCTCCTGATCAATATATTCCCTTTCCAAGTCCGATCTGGCTTGGTTATGCGGAGCATTTGGAGATCCACAGGCGTTTTTTCCCCGTAATTTCCAATGAGTTCCGGTGACAATAAACTCGCCGGAGATAAACTGAATTATTTTATAAGGTTTTGAATTTTTATCTTTGAGGCGAAATATTCTATCTTTGGGGTAAAAATGAAATTTACCGTCATCCTCATAACGTACCGGGATCACACAACCATGAGGAATAGAATCGGGTACATATAGCCACGCATTAAAAACAATATGACCAGGGGGCGGAAGTTCTGAAATCAAGTGCCAGATATCGCGCTTTTTCACTTTATCCCTCCATTTATCAGCATAGCAAGCATAAATCCTAATGCCACACTCAACCCCGCCAACAGTGCCATCCCGGCAACAATCAGCACCAGTTCACGGCGGGGGGCAATCTGTTTGCTCAACCCCACCCTCCCAAGATACCGACCACCAGGCAGAATAAAGCCAATCCGACTACCAGGGCAAATACAATTGCGCCGGGCTGGTTTCCCGGTGACGGCTCTCCGTCCGGTTGCGGGTATCCGTTCATTTCTCCACCTCCGGGGGTTCTGGCAGGGGTCGCCACTCGTAATTCATAAGGTGATTTTTGGCATCGGCAATCATGTCTTTTGTTATCCACCTATGTTCATAAATCCATCGCCCGAAAACAAATCGCCGCGTTTCAAATTCTTCGCGTGAGGCTGGAAAATACTCTGCTGGTTGTTCAAATTCAAGACTTCGCCACCGTGCCGCCTCGCGCAGGGTCGCATTTTCAGCGGTCAGCCGCTCGACCTCGGCGCGAAGGGTATCGTTTTCACGCGAAAGTACCGTTGTTAATCTTTCCCTATCCTCCCTCGCCTTTTGCCATTGCGATATTTCATAATGCAATCTCGCATTTTCCTCGTATAATCCTTCGCCCATCTTATCCCTTCCCTTCGTGTTCCGTTCTCAGAAACAGGATCGCCTTTTCAGATTCATTGATCGCCCCGCCCGGCGACCGGTGGCGCAACATGAATTCATCGTAATACTCAGGAAAAACCATCCTGAAACGGCACAGGTTGTAACTGTCCGCCTTGAGCATAGCCGCAAATATCAACGTTGCAAAACTTGGATCTGATTCCGCTAATTTCTTGCTTTTTTGGTAGTCGTCTAATGTTGGCACGTTACCCCGCTTTCTTGTTACTGCGGATGGTCACGCTCGGCTCGCCAATTTTCTTTAGGTTGTTGATTTCGGGAATGACAATCGCCAGCCCCTCAAGTCCTTTGGTGTCCCAGCTTACCCGCCCGGACATATAAACCGCTAGCAGGAATTGCCCTTTTTGGGTTTCGCCAATCTTCAAAGTATCCTCTTTCACGGCGGCTTCTGTAGCGGTGATCTGCTCGGTGAGCGGGGCAAGCTCTGCATTGAAATCAAACCTGATTTTTGAAAGTTCCGCCTGGATTTCGGGGGTGATAGCCGCATCCTCAGCCGCCTTCTGTTTCAGGCTTATCAGGTCACGCTTCGCGTACAATTCTGCAAGTTCGTCTAATTTATTCACTTCATCTCCCTTTCTGTTAGTTCCCGCCCCCCGCTGTTACCGGGGACTGTGGCGGGTGGGTTGCTAAAACGGTATTTCGTCTTTCTTCTCCCGTTTTACCAGATTGTTTTTCTTCCAGCTTTTAGGATTGCACAGGGGACACAAGCGCCGGGTATGTCCCGAAACTTTGATGCGCCGTTCCTGCGCCCTCGTTCCGTCTTTGATCACGCGGGATACTTCAAACCCGATCCCGGCATCTGTTACAACTTCCATCAAGCGGGCGCCATTCCCCGCCCGATGTTCGTCAAGGCGATCCTCTAACTTTTCCCGCTTCGTGTAACCTACATAGTGCCGGGCATGTTTATACGGGGTATCAAAGTGAAGGATATAGATCGCCATGTTACCGCCCCATTCCTGCGGCTCGTAACTCGCGGCGGTGCTGGCGGTCTGCCTGCCCTTCCTCATGCAGACATTGACCACATAATCCCTGCCAGATGATTGCCCCGCCTCGGTTACAGGGACACATCGGGATCGGGTCACAATCGCCCCGCTCGATTGCCGTTGCCAACCGTGTCAGGCGGTTGGACATGAATACTGCGTGGTCGCGCTCCTGGGGATTGTCCGAGGTTTCCAGAATGTGCGCCCAGGTCAACTGTTGCGCCCAAACCTTCTCCGCCTCAATCATGCGCAGGTTGGGGCGGTGTCCGGGGGTCGCGGGTACATAAACGTCGTTTAGCATTTTTGCATCTCCTTTGTTGGTTTATTGTTCTAAGTTTATTGTAGCACAATACTGCCAATTGTCAAGGGTCAATTCTTTGCGTCCGATCATCCAAAGTTACTTCAACTTTAAATTCTTCTGATATTCTATGCCATTTTCCGTAACCCTCTGGAAAACGCCAATAGGTAAAATGACCGATTATCCACTCTGAAACACGAACCCAACCCCAAAAATACACCCGCAAAGCTACCGCCCAAGCTAAGTGACTATGTTTCGTTTCGCCTTTAATTGTTTTCGCCATGTCAATCCTCCACGTTTTCGCCATATCAATCCTCCACCACCTGTAACCGCTTGAGGACTGTTTCAATTGTCGTGACCGCAGTGATAACCACAAATAATTCACCGTCTGATATTTTCATCCCGCCCACAGTTTCCACGATCCCGGTACACCAATGCAGAACCTTGACGATCGGGTTATCCCAGACCATTTCGGGCGGCTGTTCTGCCCCGTCCCCGAATGCCGCCTGCATCGCGTCAACGGTTGCGGGTCGCCCCAAGGTTTCCACTTGCGCCTCTGCCCACTGTAACGCCGGGTAGCGGTTGCTGGTTGTCAGGCGGGCGGCAACTCGGAAATGGTCAATGCTCAGGGTTTGAAATTCATCCCGGTCGCGCTGGTGATACTCCCCCGCGAGGTAGGCGTACTCCCGAACGGTGCGCGCCGACTTGCCGCAAAATGCGCCCACCGCTGAAAAGACCTCCTGGGCAGTCGTTCCTGTTTGGTTCTGGCGCACGGATTCTAATACGGTGAGGGTTATGTCCCCGATCCGCCAGCATCCGTTGCTGTGATCCGATCCGATCTGGATGAGTTCCGCTTGCAGGTTATCGGGAACGATGTCGTTATAAGATGCGTTCACATTCTCTCCTTTTCGATTGCTTTTAAGATCGCCTCGCATTCAGCACAGCAACCATATGGTACTACGGTTATAATTCCCCCTGGACTTAGAAACTCGTTGATCGTTATCGTTGGTTCGCAGGCTTTTAAATATGATCGTTCCCAGCGTTTATGCCGATAAATCATAATAAACCCGCAAAAATCACAAATTGATACTTCCATATTCAGCCTCTTTTTCCTCCATAAAATCCAGCAGGTCTTGTACCTCCTGGTAGAAGCCGCCAGCGGGCAACCAGTACCCGTCCATTTCGGCGTAATCAATCCAGTCCCTGAGCGCCAGCGCCTGGACGGGCGTCAAATCTTTGGACTCGACTTCCCCCGGAACGCCCAACAGGAAAGCCATGAGCCTCTTTCGCAATCCGTCATCTTCAGAGGTCGCCTCCACCAGGTACAGGCGGATCGCTGTCTTTATCCCCTTCACGTCATCGGTGATCGAAACAGCCTCGTGGTAAGCGATTGCCCGCTGAATGTAATCGAGGGCGGCATCGGGAGCCAGCGGTCGTTTCTGCTCAATCGGGAGCCGGGGACTGCCGCCGCTCACTGCGCCCCCATCCATGGCAGGTCGGTGGGGGTGCAATGGTTGTCTCTCAGGGTATTGTCAACGTAATTCGGGGTTCTCGCTTTGAAGCCAGTCACGACTTTGGGGGACACTTCCCCGCTCACTACCTGCTCAATCGGCAATCCTCTGGTTGAAATTATCAGCAGGGTAAACCACTGCGTACCGTCCCCGCCGGGGAACTCGCACACGACTTTGATCGTTTCATCCTCGCAAACGTAGGAGCGGGGTTTGCATAATCCGATGGCGATGTAAGCGGAGATGGTTGTCGCCCCGATCCCGGACGGGCGGATCTCCTGGGCGTGATCTGTCATGGGGAGGTCATCCACCCGCGCCACCGCAGCCACGGCGGGAAACACAATGTAACCCAAGAATACACCAACTACGGCAAAAACAACCAGTATCGCAGCGTAATCACAAATCCCCATTGGACTATCGTTTGTCACTTCTCACTCTCCTTTAACTTTTCCAACCGATAATTCAGGTTTTTTAATTCATCATCGCTGAGAGGGCGGGCAACAACATCCAAACATTCAAAAATTGTTTTTACCTTTCTTTCCAGATTTTCCAGGCGACTTTTAGTATCCAGGTTGGAATCAATTAATCTTTTTATTTCATCTTTCACGGCGTCACCTCCAGTTCGTTCTTGTACACCCGCGCCAAGTCACTGTCACGGCTGGCAATCACTTCCACCAGCCACGCCTTGACCGCCTCTGGCAGCTCCACCGCATCGGGGAGATTGATCTCGACCGCGTTCGCGGCAATCCGCAACGCTGAAGCCAGCACGCCCGCATCCACCAGGCGGGGGGGCTTGGCAACTTGCAAAACTTCTGCTTGTTCGTGGTATTCCATTTTTATACCCATCCTTTCTTCCCTTTCGAGAAATAGACCGGAGATTTCGGGGTATCGCTGAAAAATTGGATATTTTTCATGCTGAGTACGCCGTCCCGCATCAGGCGGGCTGTTACCACCGTCCTGCCCTCGTGTACTTTGGAGGGGGCAATTTCGACCACTACCCACCGCCTGTCATTCCACTCAATCACTTTCCCGATCTCAAACGTTTCTCCGTTTTCCATGTTACATCTTCCACTTTCCGCATTTTTCGCAAAACAGGGTAAACACGGGAACGCCATTACGCGCCTCAACGTACTTGTGTTCACCTGGGAGACACTCGTTGTGAAAAGTTTGGGTAGGTTTGTTTTTTAAGTAATGCTCTGAAATAATGATGGTCAATGTTTCCAAACGTGCCTCAACTTTGACTAACTGCGCTTTTAATTCTTTATCCATGATTTTCCTTTCAGATTATGCGGATAAAACTGCCATACCCCGCCACCTGCCGCCGCCCGAAATAGCGACCGGGGACGAACAAGTTAACCCGGAAGCAGGGAGTTCCGAATACCATTTTTCGCAGGCGTAGGATGATAACCACCCATTTCAGGTTCAGGCGGTAAGCTTTGACATTCAAGAAAACTTTCATGGCTTATCCTCCTCCAAAACTGATAGCTGCTCAATCTTGCGCTTGTAGGTTCTCAGGATAACCGGGGTCGTTTCTTCCATGACCGCATAATTCGCCACCGATCCCCGCTCCCCCGTAAGCACATACACCCGCAAGGGGGTTTCCTTGAATGCCTCTTTTACTTTGGCTATAAATTCCTGGGTGTCCCCGCCTCCCAGAACGAAGTGACCGTTTACCGGCAAATCGTTCTCCGTGCGGACGTGAATGATTTCTGTCACAGCATCGCCTCCTGTGACGGGTACACCTCAGCCCGCAGGCAGTAGCTATACCCGCTCTTGCCAAAAGGCATAAACCAAATTCGTGCCGGCATCGGCAGCCCTTTCTTCTGCAACATGGCTATAAACTGCTCCGTGTTCACGGCGGCGGATAACATGCTGCCTTTGGGCAACTCATTCACATTCTTTATCTGGATTATTTCAATTTCGTCCATAGCATCTCCTCTCGTTGTTTTATCTCGTTGTGTTTATTGTAGCACGGTAACTTGCATCTGTCAACAGGCAACTTGGCGAAGTTCGCCAATCACTTCCCCATCCACTCCGTGAACATCGCCCGCGTCGGCAGTTCCCGCCCCGGTTGCGCCGTCATCCAACTCGTGTCAGGTTCGGGGATCTGAAACGCCTCCCGGCAGATGACCGGCTGCGGGATGGGAATATTGTTTATTGACCCCTTTTTCGTGACCCAGGTCAATTGTTTGGTAGTCCTGATTTTCTTTGCTGCCTCCAGGGTGATCCGGGCGTCATTGATGCAGTAGGCGATTACGCTCTCCTGTTCCTTCCGCCCCTGTCCCCACATGACGGGAGCCAGCGATCCGTTCATCCCTTCCGGCTTGCCTAAAATGTGCATACCGCGGCAGGTGGCATCCAATCCGACAAAGTAACCCTGCTGGCAGAAGAATTGAAACATGACATCCCAGCTACCCATGGCGAGGGCGGCGCATCGTTCCCTCTCCCCGCTTTCCTCAGCCAGGACGGAAAAATCAAACTTGAGGGAGTTCCAGCCAACGATCATGTAACCGTCCCTGACTGCCTGCTCCAGGTGGTCTATGATCGCGACCACTGAGGCGGGGTGTAGTTTCTCCCCGAATACGTTACCACCTGGGGCGGGTTTCTCTGCATACGCCACCGGCTCGCAGTCTTCCGGGTACACCGCCAGGCACGATATTCCCAGCGGGCGGCAGGCGTCCAGCTCCGCGCCGTCGGGGATGACCTTTGAGATTTCTAGGTCAAAAGCTAATAGTTTGCGAAAGTCACACATTTTTACCTTCTCTTTCTTGTAATTCGTCTTCTGGAATGATAAATCTATATATCATTTTTACTTTGTTCTTTTTTTCAAAATCCCTGACCGCTTCTTTTATCTGGTCGGCGACTTCGATTTCTTTTTTTATTCTGGTTTCTGTAACGATGAATCCATACATCAATTTTACTTTGTTCTTTTTTTCAAAATCTTGAATGGATTCTTTTATCTGGTCTTCAGTTTCAATTCGTTCGGTTAAGTCTTGCCCTAACAAATCATCATCCAGAAAAACAACTCTCCTGAGATTAAGCGGGGACGCCACGCCGTCTTTGTAACCTGCTTCCATTACGGTTATTTTCACGGTCATATTTATTATCATTTTTATCTCCATTTCTATGTTATTCGTAACAAACTTTCAATATCGTCACGCGTACGAGATAGCAAATAGTCAAGAAAGACTTCATTCCAGCCTTTAAAAATTAATGACATTTCATCGAACGAAAAACCCATACATTCAACATATTTATATACCTTGTTATATTTTTTCATAAGGGGATCAGTTTCTTCTTTTTCTGGATTATTTATCCATTCTTGCAATTCTAACCATAAACAGGAATCGCAAATATCTTTTTCTATTTGAAATTCCTTACAGGTGACAAAAAATTGCAGATTGCCAATATTGATACATCCGTGAAGCATCGGCTGTCCGCAAAAATCACACTCTACAATAGTTCTTTCAGCCATTATTCTAAGTCCTTTCTTTCCCGTTCCTCGGTGTACTGTTTCGCCGGGCGCATATCGGGCGCGCCCACCTCTACAATACTCCCCTCCCGTAACCTGCTCACCAGATAGCCGAGGTCAGAAGGATAACGGTCAGGGATTACATTTGTGGCGATAACCGTCAAGCACGTCATTTTGTTATCGTACCTTCCATCAATGAGTTGGAATAGCTTTTCCTTCACCCAGTCGGTCAGGTTGATGCGGTCGGGGTCAAGTTCGTCAATGCACAACACCTTACTACCTATGGTCTCCTTTATCCTCTCATCCACCTTGCCCCGTGTGTCGTTGTTATCGTACATGGTTCGCAACTCGGAGATCCATTCAGTGAAGACCAGATAGCGGGCGGATATTCCTTGCCCGATCATGCCATTTGTCACCGCTTTGAGTAAATGCGTTTTTCCAGTCCCAAACCCGCCGTACAGGGTGACAAGCCCCGATGACCTTAGAGAGAGTATTCCCGCCACTTCCTTATAAGCCGCCGTTTTTGCCGTGGCGATCCCGGTGTGCTGAAACGTGGATAGCGTGATGTCAATATCTTTCTCGGACAATCCCGACCGTTCCCGCAACCAGGCTTTTTTGACCCCGTCTTTCGTACAGGCGGGGCATGGATATTCCTGCGTTTTCCCGCGCCACCAGCCGGATGCGCCGTTGATTTCAAGCCACTTGCTACCGTCTTTATGCGGCGGGTATTGAAAGGGGCGGTCATATCCAGGCGCCAACTCAAACCCGAATACGCTCCCGATCCCTGAGCAGTTGGGGCAATCCCGCTTCATGTTCCCCAGGTTCACTTCCAGTGGGATAACTGTCCCCGCCTCGATCCGTCGCCTTACGTCGTCCGGGTACGCGATCATTGATTTTCCTTTCCCTTTCTAAGTAATTCGGCAATCTCTTTTATCTGCTCCGGCGTCTGTTTCTCTATCAACGGCTGCCGGTTTCCTTTTCCGTTCCTGTTCAGGTTCCCCAGCGTCGCCCGCACCATCTCCGGGGTCGGTTTCTCGCCCTGCTTCCCGCGCCAATCGCACCTGTACCAGTCACCCCCCTCACCGTAGTCGCGGCGGATGTCTTCAGGCATGATACCGGTGACTTTCAATAATTCTTTGGCGTTCTTGAATATCCGACCTTCGTTTGCTCTGAGGTTCATCCCCGTAACTTCAGATAAGGCTTGCGCCATCGCGTAATTCGGGTTTTCTTTGGGGATCGGCTTTGCTTTAATAGGTTCAGTAATTGGGATGGGTTTAACTGCTCTGGGAAGGGGGGGCGCGGTTTTCGCGCTACTCTCTGATTCTGTATCTGTATCTGATTCTGTATCTGTCAAACTTTTCGTTTGAATATCGTTGGCTTCACGTTGGTAATATTCTTCTTTTCGTTTGCGGTCACGATGCGCCTGCCAACGTTCTGTTGATGTTGCCGCGTCCTGCCTATCTTCAAAGTTGACTACTATCCATCCGCCATTACTCTTTTGAATAATTCCAATCTTTTCTATCGCTTCCAGGTCTTTATTGGCTTCGTCCTCTGATATTCTCAGGCTCCATGCTATCTGTTTTGTGTCTGGGAGTTGCCCGGTCTTATAGCTCAACCTGCCAGCCAGTAAAAACAATTCAACAACCCGCCGCCATGTTCGATCTGGCAGGGTTGCCATTTTAGGATCATCCAGAATTTCGATGTATAGTTTTATCCAGTAGTCCGTTGTCACTTTACCGCCATTCCTTTAAGTGCAAAAACCCGCCCGTCTGCTGGTAATGCTGTCGAGGCACAATACCGATGGGCAGTCCGGGCGGGTGTTTGAACTTGAGAAAATAGTTGGGTTTGCATCGTTATTGTACCTCGACAATTCAATTATACGCCATTCTCCCTCAGAAATCAAGCGCCCTGGGCGACGGGGTCAGGGGGGCTGACCATTGCGCCGCCATTGCTTCAGCTATCCCGGCAAACGTGCGGCTGCGGTTTTTAGATTGATCTTTACTGCCTGGCATTTTGTGTGTTTTGTGTTCCCGTCCTGTTACAATATTTGTCGGTTGTAATTTCGGCAGGTTCTTCAACCATAAGCAGGTTGCCTTTGTTTCGCCATGCCCGAACATCCAGGGTTGAATTATCTGGTCGTATGTTCGCCCGATGATATTTATGGCGTAACCGTGCGGGATAGGATTTTCTATGCAAATATGCGGTATTTCAGACTTCCAAAGTAACTTGAAAAAGTATGCCGCCTCTTCCATTTCTCGCCATAGTTTTCTCTCTTTTAGCCAGCGCACGCCAGAATTACACAGGCGGGTACAGGATGGATGCGCTATCATCATGCCCCATCCGTCATTCAGGATTTTCAATACGTCCCCCTGAATGTGTTGCCCTGGTATCTCGGTTGGAAGCAGGTCGCAGCTCCAAGCATCATGTCCGCGCCTGGCAAATGCTTCTCGGACAATTCCGCTAAATTCACAGGCTATCAGTATTTTCATGTTGTTCTTTCCGTTCGCGGTTACTCTTCTTCCACCGTTCAAAAACCTCTTTCCAGGTTGGAAAAGGTATTTCCTGTCCGCCTTGTGTCATCAACTTTGGTTTACTTTTCTCTACTAGCAATTCTGCAAGTTCCTTCTTCAGTTCCTCCACCTCCGCCCGCAGCCGTTGGATAACCGGCTGCGAGTTCCAGGCGGCAAGGTTCTGTTCGTCTGTCAAGTCGCCTTTGGCAAGGTACATAAACCCGCAGGTGGGGCAATGGAAACCCATAACCTTTTCATCATCGCCAGACCACCTTTCAACCGTTACCGTTGCCCCGCACTTGGGGCAGTTCGCTATTTCCATTTCATTCTCCTTTCATGGCTTTTTGAATATCATCCAATAAGCCGCCAACATCGTTGCGCGATACGCCGTGCTGCGCCAAAGTCCAGCAAATATCAGCAAAGCCAAGTTTGATAATCCACTCCTCGCTTTGCATCATGTAGGGGATTAGAGATATATCATCGTATCCCTGTGCCGTTGCAAGACGCTTTTTATAGTATTCTAAATCAGGCATTGTCATTCTCCTTTCAAAACAGGGGCGGCGGTCAGCATGATCCCGGCTTGCGCCTATGTATCCCAACTGGAGAGTGATTCTCCTGTTGTAAGATTTCGCCGTCTCGCAAACCGCCACCCCGCGGCGATCTGGTACAGTTTCCCGCCCCGGCGTCAGTTATGATAGCAGCGCACGGGGCAGGAATTGATACTAGGGACGCAGTTCGATAATGTCCTTGTAGGGAGTGCCTTTAGGGTTAGGTCGCCCATATACAAATTCAGCCGTGAAGGTTGCATCGTAAACCACAGCTTTGGCGAACTTGTCCACCGTCCAGGAAGCATCCAGTTTTGAGAACATTTCTGAGGCATACTCAGGCGTCCAGGTCGCATAAAGTTCTGCATACTTGCGCCCCGTTTTCCAGAACTCGATCTTGACCTTGCCCTCCGCATTCGGGGTCACGGTGACTCGATTGACTTCCACCGCCCCCCCGCCCGTCGCGGGTGTTGCCGGCGCTGGGGTCGCTGAAGCGGGAGCCGGGGCTGCCTTTGCACCAGCAGGCGCCGGGGTCTTGGCTTCCGGGGCTTTCTGGGGTTCGGTCGCCTTGTTACCGTTGGTCACAACCCGGAACTCGTCTGGATTGTAGGGGGTGAAGCTGTTGTATTTCACTTCCAGCTTCTTCACCGCCTCAATCAGCTTGGTGAAGGCGGCTTCCGGCGTGGCGGCACGGGTGGACAATCCGATCTTGATTTTGAATTGTTTGCCGTCAATGATCTTGACCGCCCACATATCCAAAAATGCGCCAGAGGTCATATCGGCTATCAGTTGGGGTTCAACTTCCGGCAAAGCCTGGGTTGGTTGTTCCTGGGGGTGTTCCGTCTGTTTTTGTTCGTCCATTCTGCATCTCCTTCGCATCTGCATAATCCTCCAGCGCCTGCCGCATCACGGCGGACAAGTCCAGCCTGGGGGTTGATTGATCGGCTTCAGCGATTGCCTCCAGCCGCCGATTCAAAACATCGGTTATCCGAAAATGAACTGCTACCTCATACAATTTTCTACGTCCCATAAAATATCCTTTCCTGTTTTATTTATTGTAGCACGGTACAGGAATAATGTCAACAATGAGTTTTGGCGAACTTCGCCACCCGCAACGCAAAACCGCCCCGTTACTGAGGCGGTTTGCTTCTTTCGGAAGGAGGGAAGCGAGATTATGCCAGCTTTGCCGCGACCCACTCGTACAGGTCTTTCAGAGCGGTGAAGAAAACGTTATATATAAGTGTGGCAAAGCCCAAGTAAGCAGACAAAACGCTTACCAACCCGCCCAGGAACGCCCAGAAATCTTCAGCCAGCGGTGGGATCACGGGGGGAGCGAACAGGACTGCCAGAACGATGGAGAGGACGGAAACGACGATGGTCAAAGCTAACTTGCCTTTGAGCCACAGCCAGCCGGTCTTGTTGACAATCCACTTGTACACGACAGTCAACAGGGAGGCGATCAAACCAATCAGGACAACTTGCTCAGGGGTCAAACTTTGCATTTCAAAACTCCTTTTCTAAATTTAGATATATTCATTATACAAAATATCGCGACACAATTCAAGTATCACGGTTTTAGGTTCACTCCGAATATGGCAGCGATGACAGAGGCAATCAGGGTAATAATCCCCGATGTCCAGTTCTTAGCGGTCACGTCTTTATTGATGTCAATTCGTAATTGAGCAATAACCCCATCTTTCACCGCGTCGTTCTTTTCCAGATTATCAATGCGGCGGTTGTCTAAATCTTGACATTGTTCAATCAGTGTCAATTTTCCTTCGATCCGTTTGACGATCTCCTCAATCCTGATTAGCAAGTCGTGATCTTTCGTTGCACCAGCCATCTTATTTTCCCTACCTTATTTACCGAATATCGGGCGGGTTTGTTCGTAAACCGTCCGTATCAAAGCGTCCGAGTGCGGAGTAGCGCATAGGACAGCGTAAGCGATGTTACAAGAAATTGTACTATTGTTGCCGTCATACCCGCACAATTGAAACGGGGCATTTGCGCCGTTATAAATACCAACGGGAATACCCACCACGTTGGTAGTCTTTTCAGCATCCAGAAAAATGGCGAGTTCAGTTCCCGATGTATAGCGCCCGCAGATAAAGTACCAGATATTCAACTGCACCAAACTGACCGAGGTTACAAATCTATTAGAACCGGCAGTCCCCAATCCGCTTACAATAAAAGTCAACGCGCTGGGAATAGCACCGGGAAGGTTCAGAATATAATGACGGTCATTGGCAGCCGTGCGCCATTTGCCCCCGATGATCCCCGCACCAACGGCGGTAAACCTTACCCACATATAGAACGTCAATCCATCGGCGCAGTTATGATTGATGTTATGCACCCGGTTGTAATACTGCGCCCCCGCGTAAACCGTCATCGGGTGTATGTTATTGAAAACCCCCCGCGTCGCGCCGGTTGGGGTCAATGGTAAAACGAGTTCGGAATGGTCATAAATCAACCCCGCGCTGTCAGCGGTGGACATGGGGTAGAAAGACCTCAATTCGGGAAGCGATTCAAAGAGACCATGCGCCAGCCCCTGCGCGAACTGCGGCTCGTAGCGTGCCTGGTAATCAGGGCGCAACAAGTCAACCATTTCATCATTACGGACTTGTACTGGCATAAATCAGCCTCCAGAAAGCCCCAGGCGGGCTAAAAACGTATTGAGGGTATTTGCGCCGCCGCCGCTGAATTGCAACGTCCACGGGGCTGTGTAGGTCACGGATTCCAGGTACATGATGTTGGGGTTCAGATCGAAGTTGCCCCGATAATTCCTACCGATAAAAACGTCTGTCAATTGTAACCAACGCGCCGGGCGCACGTTCCAGGGTCTTACCCGCTGCCCCGCCAATGAAGTTAGTTTCTGTTCGGGACTTGAGATGGGGGAATAGTAGTAACTGATAACCCCGGTCGCCGGGTTGCGGGCGGTATAAAACACCTTGCGCTTTTCGTAAATCCCCAACGAGTAGCGGTAACTGGAAACGTCGCCTTTTGCCGCCAGACTTAGCATGTAATTCCAGGCGGGCTTTCCTTCACTCACCACCGTTTCAACCGTTACCGCGTTGGCAACGATCCCTGAATAATCCCGGCTGATTACGACGTTTGGATCCGCCGTTATGACCTCACCCAGGCGGGTGGAGATCGCTACCGTTCCTGTGGCGGCATTGGCGTACAGATAACGCATATAGGCTTTGGCGTACCCGATGCAAGAAAACGTAACCTTGACCGCTTCCGTTCCCCCGGAGAAAACCGCCGCGTTTTGCTGTTTCTTGGGGTTTGCCAACTCAGCCAGCCGCATGGCTCGGATGATCGTAGCATTGGCGTCCGTACAACCTGAAACAGAAAACTGCTCTTCCAAAATCCCGTAAAGACCCTGTGAGGTAGTGTCATTGATTACCGGGGTCTCCGTGCGGCTGCCCGTTGTGGGCGGGGTGGTTGTGGTATCAATCCAGGAATAGACCACGGAGCAACGGTTGACAATATCGGTGAACGTTCCCACCTGGTAGGTAATTCCCCCTATCGTAATTTGAATTGCATCTACCACTCCTTCCCAGACGATAGTTCCCGATTCATCCTTCGTTTCCACATGACCGCCAATGCCTTTATCCAGCCAGTAATCAATGTCGAAACGGTCAATCGCGGCGGAAACGGTCATGCTGTCAAAGCCGCCGTTGGCTAAAATCGAATGAGAATACCCCTCCAAACTGTCACGGATAACCAGCCTTTGCCGCCCTCCCAGCAGGATATTATCCCCGATGGAGATATTTAACCCGGTGGTCTCATACAGGGATGGGGTGGTCACTATCTATCTCCCCGCATCCCCAGATAGCGCATGATTGCGTTCAGGTTGACGTTATGCCCAACCGCGACTTCAGAAGTCCAGGCGGCGGCTGCCGAATACCGCTCGGAGAGGAACCACAATCTTTGAGTTTCGTTTGCCTGCAAAATCGCTTGCCCGCTGGCGTATTGCGCCCAGCCTGAGATTGCGGTAGCGGGGGCAACGTTCTGCAGAACGGCGGTCAAGTTCTCTTTCGGGTTGGTTGAGGATACCTCCACCTTGCGCCCGAACTCGTTGCGGGCGAGGCTGGAGCCAGTCATGTTGCCCGTGTCAATCGCCCACTCATCCACCGGCAATAAAATCAAGTCGTAGAGGAAAATATCACCGGGCGCGACGTTCGTGTTATTCATCCAGATTTCAAAGGCAAAATTATTGGGGGTCAAATCCAACATTGAATCGCTGTCAGGGATTTTGACCAGCCCCAATTCCAGTAACTGCGGGACGGCAACCGTTGTCCAGGTCACAGATTGCGTAGTCGCCCGGATTGCGCCCGATCCGTAGGCGAGATAGGCTCGGATGTCCCCCGCCACACCGCCCACCTGCTTGCCCCTGAGAAACGCCCGGTACATTCCATAATATTGTTTCGAGAAAAAATAATCTATTGTCATAGTACATTGCAGGGCGTAACCCGCCGCGCCCACCGGGTTGAATTGGAGTGCGTTGCCGAGGGGGGCATCGGGGTACAAGGCAAAAGCGGATGCGCCCGCCGCCGTTCCTGTAATTCCGGGGGGGTTGAGGATAAAGCCGCCGCCAGCGTTGAAATTGATAAATGCGCCAAAGTCAGCACCGCGAGAGATTGAACGTAACCCGATTAGCAGGCGGTCACTCCACAGCGACGTGGTCGCGTGCGCGTTGCTGTCGGATGAGTTTTGGGCAATCGCATCCAACAGGGCGGGTACGTCCCCCGTCACGCGGCTGGCAGCAATGTCCAGGTACGGTTTCTGGGCGGTGTAAACGTAGCGTGTATCTTGGGTTGGGGGGACTGGAGCGGCAGCTACCGTACAACGTAACCGAACCCAAAAAGCATTTACTGCATTGACCGCTGTTACAACCCAATCCGCAGGTTGATTCCAGTGAACAGAACCAACGCCAGCAGTATTTAATGGTTGACCACCCATAAAACCCCATTGATTTGTATTATCTTGGACTGATAACGCGACCCATGCGCCATTCCAGTATTCCCAGACAAGGGTCATTCCACTTTGAGCTACAATCGAATTAAAACATAAATTATTAAAGGCGTAAGTCGCACCCAGATAAAGAATATCTCCTACTGCCGGAGCGATTGGATATAACGTCCATGGCAAAACAGTACCAATCAATTGCGTCCACGTCACCGGGGCGGCATCATACTTCCAGATCGAAGTCAGGGCATTATTACTCCACATATTTTGGATATAATTTTCAATATTACAAGTTTCAGAGCGTCCCAATTTCGGGATAGTAGTATAGTAAACCCAAAGAACGGCAGGGGTTGCCCCAAAGTTTGAAATCTGGCGAGAACCAATTGCCCAAGTTTGAGATTCAAAAAATAGAACCATCGCATTATTGGCAACCCATCCCGGACGGTCAACGATCTCCTGGGCGATTTCTTTCAAGTTTGGCGTTCCTGTTCCTGCAATGCTCAGGGCAGGGACGCTCCAATCCTTATATGCAAGTGTCCTGTTTCTGGCAACCCAGTTTGCATAAGTCGTGAACGTGACCGGATTATCTTCTTTCTCTCCATAAATCTTTACCGGAAGATACGCTGCATTTCCAACCGCTGGGGCAGTCAAAACGGCATAAGCATAAACGATATTTGCCAAGTTGGGAACGTTGATAAGAGGGAAACGAATACCAAGATCGTAAACATTACCAAACTCGCTTCCCAATCTATTTATTCCCACTGTAAATATGCCTGGTACTATCCTGTTTACGTGACAATCATCGCTATCCACCCCCGGCGTGCCGCTGTCGTTCGATGTATTTGCAGACCAATACTGAGTTGAAGCTGGAACGCAAACCACCTGGAGCGGACATTGCGCCGTCCAGTACCCCCGCTCGATAATCAGAGTAAAGGCATCCATCGCTGGTTCAGCACCCGCGAACGGAGCGATAAACGGATTATCGTCGTTGGGAGTTCTGTAATCGTAAATCACGGAATAACGCAGGTTAGTTTCACATAACCCCTGCGCCTCGATCCAGACGGGTTCACGCGACCAATCAGTTGTCCAGTATTCCCGCGCCTTCTCCAGCAGCCGCCGCAGTTCCTGGGTCGCCTGAATGATCTTGTTCTGGCTCTCCCCGCTGGCAATCAAGTTAAACGTTTCAATCACGTTATCAGGTTGCAATACCACCGGACGCCTGCCAGCCTGGAACGGTGAAGAAGTCCACGCCCCGCCGCCTTTGATTGCGGCAAGGGCGGGTGTCCAGTCATTCAGCCTGAAATCACCGCTGAGTAAATTTATTCTTGTCGTGCCGTCCGTAATTGCCAATACTGAAAATGTCATCGGGAAATCTCCTGCCTCAAAACCAGTTGCACGCCGTTGGTAAACTGCGCCCAATCCATGCCGTTATTGATGGCGATGTCCCCGCTAAACTCAAGGGTGACGCCCCCACCCGCTGCCGCGCCCGCGGGGGTTGCGGCTATGTCCTGCATCTGGGCGTCCCCCATGTGGCTGAGGGGGGTGTGTTCGTAGTACTCAGGCTCGCCCTTTTCTCCAAGTAAAAACATGGTTGGCTCTGTGACCCACCCCGCGCCGCCTTCCGCCTGGGGGACGTATGGTCCCTGGGGACTGTAGGGCGGGTTGGGGTTGCCGGTGGTGCTGTAATCATAAACGATCTTTATGACGGTCGGATGGTCGGCAAGTTCCCGCTGTTTCAGGGCGAAGTCAACGGCGGCTTGGTAGGCTTTCTGTTCCTCTATCGTTATCAACCCCCATTGCACCTGTAACCCCAAAAGAATATCAATATCTTTTTGGTCTAACACGCCATCAGCGGCAAGAGTTGCTTGAATCCATCCAATAATAATCTGGTCGGTTGCCCGTTTGTGTGCCTTCTCCACGTCCCCGATCTCGGTTTCAATTTCGCCTAATTGGTCTACGTATCCCTTAAGTTCTTTGTTCTGTGCCTCGGTTCGATTAGGCTGTAAACTGAGGGCTTCTGCTTTGTCTTTCACTTCCTGATAGGTGTCTTTCAGTTCCTGTAACTTGGTTTTGTAGTTATTTTGTTCAGCCGTCCACTTTCCCGCTGATAATTCGTTATACGCTGAAGTCGTGCGCGTGAGGCGGTCAGCGGCGACGGTTGCCTGGTCGAGGGCTGCCGCTGTTTTGACGAGCGGCTGCCCGGTCGCATCCAACCCTTTGACAAAGTTCCTGTTAGCGTCCCGCGCCCGCGTCCAGGCTGCCTGTTGGTCGTCAATCTTATCCGATAACTTGACCATAGAGAATTTTAAAGTACCGCTCGCCCCAACCGCATCATAAAACTTGGTTTTGGTTTCGCGTAACGCATCCCCTAACATACCCTGGAATTTATCAACGTCTTTCAGTATCGGGTAAAGTTCTTCCAGCTTTTTAGTGTATTCCTCCACGCTCCCCGATTGGTCGCGCAGGTCTTTCGTGGCGGCTCTGGCTTCCTCTGCCAGTTGTTCTTCCGACTTACCCAAGTTATTTATGTCCGTAATAATATTAACGATGATGGGCGCAAGGACTTGCCCGATCTGGATTTGTAACCCTTCCACCGCATCGGCAAGGTTTTCCTGAGCGATTTCGTATTCTCTGGCAGCCTTGACCGCCTGCTCGCTCAATATCTTGTTTTCCCCTACCGAGTCATTCATGCGCCGTAATTCATCCCCGCCAAGTTCCAGGGCTTTGGTCATCTCCAAACCGCCCCTTGCCCCGAATTTCTCCATAGCGAAGGCGGCACGTTCAACGGGGTCTTTGATCGCGAGGTATTGATCACTCAAATCCGCCAGCGTTTCAACGGTGGGATTCAATCCGTTTTGAATCATTGTCCGCATCGCCATCGTCAGCGATTCGGTTGGGATCTTCAAATCTCCCATCGTTTCAATCATGCGGCTGGCGGCTTCGCTGGATACCCCGGTCGCCCGCGTCAGGTCACGCACCTGGGCGGCAAGTCCGATGTATGCCCCAACGGTCGTGTCCACCACGTTCTTGATTGCACGGAAGGCACGCTCGGCAACGTTTATCGCTGATTCCAGTTCCTTGATACCAAACTTTACACCTTTGACAGTCCCGCCCGTATCATCAAGGGCGGCATTCATGTGATCAATTGAACCGGTTGCGGTATCAGTTGCGCCGTCCATACCTTTCAGGGCGCTCTCGTACTGCGAAAGTCCTTTATCAAGATCGCTGGTATCAATTGTGGCTCGAACGCCGATTTCCTCTGCCATGATCCTTGTTTATCCTGTAACTTGCAATCATCCTGCTGTCAATGACGTGGGCGACCATCAGCGCCCGATCTTCCGGGGACAATCCCCAAAATTCAGAGGGGGTTTTGCCCCATTCCCGCGCCGCCTCGATCTCAAGGTAATGGCGGCTGTAAGTCCATCCGCTACCCGGCGCTCTCAGTTCCGTTGCTGGCGTGCTGTGCAACTTCACCCCGAAAAAACTTACGGGCTTTTTCCACCAGCCCTTCATCATAGCTGCTCAGGCGATTGATTTCGTTGACGATGGATACCAGTTCGCTATGGGAGGTAATGACCTCTGTTTTCAAATAATGGATATATAGTTCGTCTTCATCCTCTGGAAGCGTGATATTTAATTTCGTCTGTTTCCGCTTCCACTTGCCATCTTTAGGGAGGTCAACTTGCACGCCATAAAGCAGCATCGCCCGGACGCGTAACTCTCGGACGGCATCCCGCGCCGTTTCCAAGTCCTTGACGTACTTCGCCCAGGCGATCTTGTCTTCATCGGTTTGTAATGTGCTTTCATCGTGAGGTATCTGCTCTTTTTCTCCCAGAACAGATACCTCATAAGTGGGCGGTTCTGGAATCTGGACGGTGTTTGTCACACCGTCCATTAACCAGGGAGATACCGCCGTTACTTCAATTTCGATCCCATTCGTTGTTACGTATTTACTCATTTTCTCCGGCTTTCTAGCTCTCAAAGCCCTTGACTATGTACCCGGTCGCGGCTGCGATACCACCAACCCCAAAGAGGTTATTGGTATTGCATACCTCAATCGCATTGAGTCCGACGTTGGTGGGTAATGCCCACTCCTCCCATGACCATCCGCCGTCAACGGAGCGCAGGAACGATCCTACCGGGGCGACGGTGTTGACCGCGATCCAAAGCACGTAGTTATTGACTGCTTTGATGTCGCGGATAACGTCGGTGACAATGAAGTTCGGGCTTGTTCGATAACCCCAAGTTGCGGTGAAGTCGTTCGAGTATGCCAGAGTACCAGCCGCGCCGCCGATCCACACCCGGTTAGCGTCCAAAACAACCACACCGTAAAGGGCTGGGTTGCCAGCTACCGCTGCGCCGCGTGTCCAGGTAACGCCGCCGTTGCGGGTATAAGCCACAATGCCAGCCGCGCCAACTGCCACGCCGTAGGAATTGTCGAGGAAGTAAATCGCGTTATAGGCAGCCGCGTGGATCGTGCCAGCTTCCTGCACAGCCCAGGTCACGCCGCCATTGCTGGAGAAGTAAATATATCCGGCAGCCGAAGCCAGCCAGATATGTTTATTGTCCAGAGCGAACAGAGCGCCGCCATAAGGAGCGCCATGACCAGCAGCCGCAGCACCGATATTGACGGTTGTCCACACCGCGCCGTTATCATCCGAGTATGCCACTTGTCCCTGAACCGCAGCCGCAGCTCCCAGGACGGAGACCAGAATTCGGTTGACGGTGTTGGACATGGGGAAGCAAACCACCGATGAGATGTTGCGCCCGATGGCGAATGGATCTGCCGCAGTTGCCGCCCAGGTCGTGCCACCATCCACAGACCTCTGCACGTTTGCGGTCACACCACCCACCGCATCGCAAGCCGCGACCAGTACGTCGCAAGGGGCAACGGTCGCGCCGCAGTCTGAATAGCAGGCAGCGGGGGCTTGTTTGGCGATGTCGTTCATCGCAGCCGCTTCAGCCGTTGCGGGGCGGATTGCGGCAATCTTGGCGTATTCTTCAATGCCACTTGGTGCCTGGATTTCAAAGGACTGCATGGCGGGGTTGTCGTCGGACTTATGCACAAAGTTCGACCAGCCGCGAGATGATACCCGCGCCTGTTTCAAAATCAATCCCCGGACGTAGTTATCGAACACGTCCGCACGCCCGCAGGTGCGCAGTTGCACGTAAAGCGTGAACGGGCAGGTTAGCTTTTCCAGGTATCCCCGCAGGGCATGGATTCCTGATTCGATGCTGGTTGTCGCCAGTCCGGGCTGGCTCAAAGTCTGCCCAACCACGTCGAACCCGTCGCCAGTCTGATTGATGCAGAATATCTGGGAGGCGATCCCGGTCTTGGGGTCGGTGATGTCGCCTACCGTGTGGCAACCGGCGAAAAAGGGTTCTGTATTTGGACCGCCTGGTTGGATGAAAAGCGATCCCATTCGTGAAGTTAAATCAACTGTATTTGCCATTCCATTACTCCTTTACTGCCTTTGAGGCAATAACAAAAATCGTGCTTACATCTACCGCATAGGTGGCTTGTAACGCCCCCTGTACTTCTGCGGGGTGGGTCAAAATATCCTCAGCCGTCCATATCCCAATATTATGCAAATGGGTCTCCAGGGCTTCTGAAGTTGTTTTCAAGGTCACGAGTGAGGCAATAGGCAAACCATAGGGGACGCCCGCCTCGATCAGGTCGGCATCCACCGCCCCGCCTATGACTGCCTCAACAGGAACGACCACCCGCGCCAGCTTGCCCGCTTTGGTATATTCCACCACCGCGGAGCAGGGAGCGGGGTTTGAGACTACGCGGACGGTAACGCGTGTCCGCTTTTGAGTACGCCCTTCTTGAGCGCCAGTTCCATGATCTTTTTGAATTTCGGTTTCCATATTTCACCTATTGTCTCGTCAAATTTTCTTGCCTCAATGCCGGGGTGGATCACCTGTACCGGAAATGCCATGGGTGGTCCCGCCTTACTTCCGGCAGTACTGCCGATTGTTTTCACTTTCGTTTTTGGACTGAATCCGGTGGTCATAAATGCCAACCGCTTCCCGCCTTTCTTGGGGTATTTCGGGATGGGGTAATTCTTGCGCGTCCCGTCATTCAGCCATTGATACTTCTGCGCGCCTTCATCGTTCCCCGTCGCGCCAACGAACACCGCCGCGCCGGGGGGTTCTACCTCGGACGTGAAATCAAACTTGGGCTTTGCACCCTTCCACGTTTTAGTAGTTTTCTCAAAATCTTTTACCATGCCCTTGCCAGCTTCTTCCAACCCATCATACAACGATTCAAAGATCGCCAATTTATTCAGCTTACTTGCTCGGATGGGTTTCATCAAAAAAGGCATAATTTCACCGCCAGGTAAAAGCCTTGTCGCCCTCGATTGCGGGCAGGTCTCGCTTGTCCATAAACCGGTTGGGCGTATTCGGGGAGAACGGGTACAGGGTTTTGGTGACCACCCCGGAAACGATAACCTCATCACTTCCTGAGTAATTGACCAACGCCAGCCCGCCCTCGCCCACGCGCACGTAGTCAACCCCGGCAGCTTCCCCGCCGTGAACGGGCATCTTACCAGAACAGCCGCAGGGACTCATGGCAACCTCTGATTTGCATTGCTGATAATCTGCGCCACGCTCCACTCAGTCCAGCCGATTTCAACCGTGCCAAAGGCGGGATACTCGCTTCCGGTCTCACCCTCGCAAACGACGATCTTGCCCTGACGGATAAGCTCAAATTGACCATTCAGCCATTCCAGAAACATTTGCTTTTGCTCGTTGGTCAGCGTGTTACCGCAGGGGCAGTTCTGGATAACGGCGGCATCAATGATGTTAAGTTTCTTGAGGAACGTGACCGCCCACCCTGCCAGGGTACACGAACACGCGCCAACAGCCGCAAGGGCGGCGTGTACGTCGGCGGCGGCGACGTCGAGATAGTTCTCGACCATGGTCACCACCGCCGGATCGGTTAAATCCAAACCAGCACAAAGCAGAGCTTCGTATTCAGTCGCGGATGCGTACCGACCTGTACACGCCATTGATTACTCCTTACGCCGGATTGACCAGTAAAATGTTGGACATATTGTTTGCCCAGTGATTGTTACCAGCCGAGGCGTCAACAAAGGGGATGTTTGCGAATGCAACTTTCCCTTGCATCGCCATGTTGTTATAGAACATACAGCCAGTCATGTTCACATTGCAAGTGATCGCTTCTCCTGCGCCTCCATCTGCCACCCGGAAGAAGTTGTCATGCACCGCATAGACATCTGTACACAGCGTCACAAAGTTGATTCCAATTCCACCGACAAGCCGGAAAGTATTACCCCAAATTTCCGTGCGGGTGGAGTTCTGTTCAATGCGAATTCCATCGCGGGTGATTTTGTCATTGAAGCGGTTGTCATGGATAAGGAAATGCACCTTATCAACTGCTCCGGTCATGCGGATACCATCCTGCGCGGCGCCCATCCAACCAAAGCGGTTATGATGGATATGCGCGCCCCACGATTGCGCGACAGTTGAAAATTCGACGCAGCCATGCGTTGCCCCAGCTGACATATCAAAACCCGCTAATTCAACTCGGTCGCCCGTGATGAGGAAAGCCGCTGTGTCACCAGGAGGCGTTATAAGTCTCCCGCTTCCTGGCACTTCTTCGCCTAAAATCCACTGGCTTGAAAATACGTGCAATTTATGCTTATTCAAAGCCAGCGGGAAGGTTTCCAGCGCATTGTTACAACCCTGAACGATTATTACATCATCCATGTTGGCGGTTGCCTTAGCGATTGCAGCAGTGATAGTCACTAAAGGAGCATCGGGGTCTGTCCCCGTGTTGTTGTCATTGGCAGCCCCATGTCCATTATGGACATAGTAAACATTCCCATAGGGCATTGTTCGGATCCCCAGCGGCGCATCGCTGCCGGGGATGCCCCATTGCCCTGGGTATAACGGATTAATCTTTAATAGACTGAGCATAGTTTACGCTCCTTGTTTTTCCAATCGTTTCCGCTGGGCTTCTTTCCAATTCGGACGCGTGCTGATCACTTTGGGAGATGAATTGAGCGCGGACAAGAACGCCCGCGCTTTCTTCAAGTCTTCCAGCGACCAGGCGGTGGGGTTCTTTTCCCGCTCCGCAATGATCTTCTCAGCGTCTTCTTTGGTCATGTTGTAGCCCGTTGACAGTAACGCTTCCAGTTCGGGTGAACCGGGTTTGAATTGCATTAGCTTTTCAGCCATTTCAATAGTCCTTTCTGTCTAATAAATTAGACGGTAGTGCCGGATGAGTAGTAGATGCCGCGGAAATCGGTTACACCGACGAACGCTGCATCATCCCAGCCACCGATGACATCATCAACGGCGTACTGAATGTCGCCCGTGCCAAAGCTCGCCAGCCCGAAGGCGGCGGGGGCAACACCGCTGATTATTTCAATGTCGCTCGCCTGTTTCGAAATCCAGGGCTGATCGAACCCCTGAAGGCGCAGGACTGAGATTGATGGGATCTGTGAAGGATCGGCAACCAGATACCAGGGGATATTGATACCAGCCCAGCCGATGTAGGGGTCAATGCAAATCCCGCGAATGAAGCCGGGGAGAACGTTCTTATCGTTCGTTGCCACACCAGCGGCAAGCTGGCTCTGGAGAATGGTCATTGCCTGGATTTCAAGCAACGGCGGGATGACTAACCAGGCGGAGTTGACTACAATCGGATTGCCGACTGCATCCACGCGGCTGTTCATTGCCGCCATGCCAATCGCAAGGTTGGCGTGGGTCAGACGACCCGTGCCAGCCCACGGCATACCCATTGCAGCCAAAGTCGCCTGAGTTACAGCATTGTCGTACAAGCCGCTGACGAATTGATCTTCGAACATTCTCGCAGCCTCACCCATTAGCTGGGGAGTGCGCTTGATTTCGCCCAGATCATCGTTCTGGATCGCCTGCCACGAAACGTCGAACTGGCGTCCGTAGCTCTCCACGCCGTAATGGATCTCGCTCTCGGCGCGGAAGGTCGCCTTGTTCTCCGCCTTCTCCCGGCGCAGGAACAGCGTCCCTGGGCGGGTCATGCGGAAGCGTTTCACGTCGCGGAAGTCGGGGGCGTAATCAATATAGCAATACTGCCGCCAACTGCCCATCTTGGCAGTGTATTCCTTGTAGAACATCCTGCTCAGGGCATCCGCGAAGTAGAGCGCAAAATGCGCCGTGGTCATGGTTTCCTTGAGTTCGTCAACGCTCAAACTGCGGGACTCGCGCAAGACCTGTTTCATTGCCCCGATGCGCTTATCGAACTCGCCTTCTGGCAACGGTCTTTCTTTGTGCAACTCAGACATAAACTGAGTCATGAATTGATATAAACTTTCACCCATGTTAAACCTCCTTTTGGTTTACAACGGTTATCCGGCGCCCATTTGCATGACGCTGGTGCGAACGGTCGCGGCAATACCGCCACCTTTGGGGAACAATGCCATGTCAGCATCGTTCGCGGGTACGGCGTGTCCAAACGGGGTATTGATCACCGCTGCGGCGTTTGCCGCTGCCAATGACAGATAAACACCCGCGGGCATCGTGGCGGAATTGTCGTAATAAATCAAATCACCAATGGCAATCGCCCGCCATGCGCTTTCAGCCGCGCCAAAGTACGTGGTCACGGTTCGCACGTCGAACATATACACCATCGAACAGGTGAAATCTATCACGGCAACAGAGCGACCCGCATCAATCGCCAGGATCGTTCCGCACATTTCACTCCCCAACGGCAGCCCGATCACACGCGCCGGGTTGGTGGGGGTTGGGGTGGCATCCGTGAGCCGGGCGTAGGGAATTTCCCAATGCCGCACTGCACCTTCAGATGATACCTCGTAGTCGTTATGAACAGTTTCAGTCATAGGTTTATAACCTCCTCAATAAGATTATCCAGCACCGATTTGCATCACGCTGGTACGAACAGTCGCAGCTCCGCCGCCGCCTTTCGGGAACAGCAGCATATCTGCATCGTTGGCAGGAACGGCGCGCCCAAACGGGGGATTTGCCCCAGCCACATTGTTGGCGGCTGCGAGGGACAGGTACACGCCCGCGGGCATGGTTGCGCTGTCGTCGTAGTAAATCAGATCACCGATTGCGATTGCAGCCCAGGCGACCTCGAACCCGCCGCCGTAGGTGGTCACAGTCCTGATGTCGAACAAATACACCATCGAGGCTGTGAAGTCAATCACGGCAACGTTACGACCTGCATCAATTGACAGGATCGTTCCGCATAGTTCAGTACCCAGCGGCAACCCGATCACTTTTGCTGGGTTGGTTGGGGTGGGTGTAGCATCGGTGAGCAACGCATAGGGAATTTCCCAATGGCGGATTGCACTTTCGGACGAGACCTCATAATCGTTGTGTACGGTTTCGGTCATATTTCATTACCTCCGATTGTAGAAGAATTTATCAATCACAGCGCCGGGATCGCCTTTCGTCTCCGTTGCTGTCTTTGCGGCGGTCTCGGATAAGCCGAACGGCAAACCCGCGCCTGTTAGTTTTGAAATGTATTTTTTCTCTGCTTCGATTGCCTCTTTTAGTTCCTCCTCAGTTTTGAAAACTGACGCCATAAAGCGTTCCTTCGTGATTTCAGGAAGTCTGGTCTCCGCCAGCATCGCCTTGACGGCTTCGGCTGCCAGAACCTTGACCTCTGGCTCTGCTTCCTGTTTCTCGGATATGACCGCCGGGGTTTCTGTTACCGGGGTCACTTCCTCGACCTGTTTCTCGGTGGTAACTTCCTCCACCGCTGTTTTATCTTCCGTAATCGTGCCACCAGATTGCACCACAGCCACGTTTTCGGTTACAGGGTCATTTGATGCGGGTTGCGGCGTTTTGTCGTTCTCAGCGATGCTGAGGGCGTGTCCACCCGCACCAGCCCGCGTTACCCAGTCAATACTGGCAACTTCGACGATTTCTGTAACCCGATGACCTTTGCGCCCTTGCAATTCAAACGGGACGGTTTTACCGCTCGCCAAAATAGAACATTCCATCTTGTTGAGTAGTCCAGCCGAATTGAGGTTACGCAATTTTTGAGCAAAGATCGGATCGTGGACTGCTACACGCGTTATTGGCGCGCCTGTTTCGGTAAAACCTGCGAGTGAAATAACGGTTGATACCCAGGAATTGGCGTTCTTTTCCTCTTGGCGGTGGTCTGTTGCATACATCTTTGCGCCAATAAATTTCTCAGCCGATTTTCCTTGTAACATTTCAGGGGCATAATAATTATTGTCCCGCGTGTTACCCCATCCCGGTCTGATGGGGACTACGTTCAGGTAAGCCAGATCGGTTTTGGAATCAGGCTCGGCTTCTACAAATCCGACGATTTCCGCCGGTTCTGATTCTGCCAGCTCTGCCAGCGATTCTTCTGCCTCAGCGGGTGTTGGTTCCGGCGTTCCTTCTTCCGTCGCCAGTTGGTCCCGGATCGCTACCAGAAATTCAGCGGTCAGCGTTTCAATGGCGGGCAGTTTGTTGACAACTTCCGGGTTGCCGATGATGTTATTCAGCATCGCGCTGAAGTCATTGGAGATTTCCTGCAAGCTCTCTGTGACCTCGCCCGCCTGTTGCAATGCCTGAAGCTGGGAGAAACTCACAACCTCCAGGGGGATGATCTGATGCGCTTCAAGGTAGCACTCTTGCGCCGTTTCTTTTTTATCTTGTGGATTGTCCATCTTTTTTACCTCTCGTTTTGTCCACTTCCCACCCCTCACAGTATGGGATTTTTTGAACGTTTTGATAGCAATACCCCAGCCGCCCTTGTCCGCGCCAATCGCATCCGCTTGCGCCGCGATCTGGTTCGCCTGGTCGAGGTCAATCCGGGGTCGAATTCCTTTTAAGCTTGGGTTGATGTCTTTCAAGGTTGGGTATGGCATAAGTCACCTATCCTTCGTACTCGTGTAAACCGACGATAAAATCAATCCATTGGGCGACCGCGTCCGCCGTTGCAACCGCCGCCCAAATCTTGGTTGTCTTGACCATCCGCCGCATCTGTACCTGGATCGGGGTCGCGTCCCTGGCAGCAGTATCAATTTTGAAAGCCACGTCCGTAAAACACCCAGCCGCTACAGCCGCGGCATAATTGGCGTAAGCAACCCCGTCACTGAAGGCGAGGCGGACACGATAAGTCTTGGCATTGTTCTGGACATTCAGAACTGATAATCGGTGCAGGTCGTAAAACACGGTCGAAGCAAAACCCATGGCTTCCGTCCCATCGAAAACCGCTACCGCAACCCCGAACGTATTCGCCACCGCATCAGAGGTCAGGCGGAAGCCGGTCAAGCTGGTTTGCAATCCAGGCGCTACGCCTGCCGTGGATCCATACCAGCGTTCCATGCTGTGGAAGTGACGCTCTAATTCAGCGATGCGGTAGGAGAGGGAATTCTGCACGCCCCCCAGTCCCAGGGTGGTCGCCCGTTCGATCTGTTTCGGGGTCTCGCTCAAATTGGTCAGGCTAATTGTCATGGTTTATGTACCTCAGTAAATCGGCTGTTGCCACAATGCTTTCAAAATGGATCGTCTCATCTTCCGTCGCCATTCCCCTGGGTATCATGGCGGATTTGTTCTTTCTGACAAACCCCGATCCAAGACTGATATTGTCCACCTGTAACCCGATCACAGGATCGGTGAACGTGAGGCAGTGGAGCTGGGACAATGCCAATAAATCCATTTCACTGTCCAGGGTCAGGTCAGGCATTTCAAGGTTGTGTTCCTGCTCGATTGCCACGCCTGCAATAACGGAAGTCATCCAGAAGTTTGTATAAACTAATTCATGTTCCTGAGTGATGGCAAAGTTTGCCACGTCGCTGCCGATGGTCATATCTGCCAACGTCAAGATCACATCTTGGGTGACTGCAAACCATTCCAGCTCGGATTGAATTGCCATGTCCGCAAATGTCAGATTATGCGCCTGGGTAACGGCTATCCCATCCACCAGTGAAGCGATTGCCAGATCGCCCTGAGATAAATTATGCACCTGGGTCAGCGCAATCCCCGCCACGTCACAGGTAATGGAAACATTCTGTATTACCAGGTCAACCGCTCCGCCCGCGCTGGGAAGCCAGAGGTCTATAAACGGCGCAGGATAACCGGGGGGATTTCCGATGCGAACCCGTAATATGTCCGTCTTTGAACCTGTCTGAAATCGTTCAAAGGCGAAGGCGGAATGGAGGGGGGCTTTAGACTTGTAGCTCATCCCTGACTCCATATGGCGTGACCGCTGATATTGCTGGTCGTGGTGGTATTGGGAATAAAGACAAGGAAGGGGACGCTATTATCGAACAGGTTCGCAAATCCCGCCGTCAATGCGTCAATCGCGTTCGGCACGTTCGGGGCGGTCAATTCCAGCCGGGCAAGGATGCGATAAAGCACGACGTGAATTGTCCCGCTTGTCCAGGTTGCAGATAACGTCAAGGAAACCGCCCGCCTGATCCCAACATCACCCGCCGCCAGTCCGATGGGGTAAAAAGTCCCGGCAATGGAACTGGCAACGGTTGCGATTAAGTTGGTTGCAGTCTTTTCAACGTCCGCTTGATTTTGATATTTTAGGGTCAGGGTGGGAGTTCCAGAACCGGTCGCCCCGGACACTTCCACGCCCGCATACACACCATGCCCCAACGACGCGCCGTTCATGTCACGGGCTGGAATGTCAACCGACCCGGTGAAGGTCTGCTCGGTCAAGGTGGTGATACCTATGCCGCTGTTATGCCAGAGGCGGTCAAGCAATAAAAGCGTGCCTGCCTGGGTGGATTGTCCCTGTAACCTTGCCAGCCGTGTCTCCCCGCTTGCCGGGTTACTGAATGGCAATTGTCCCAGATAAGCAGTGAGAGCCGCCCCACCAATGCCGGGGGTGGGGGCAACCGCCGCGCCGGGGATACCTGCCAGATAGAACAGGGAATGAGGTCTGCCGGCAACTAAAGTACCAGTAACCGCCTTCACGAATTCTCTCGGCTGTTGCATCCCTGCTAATATCTGGTCAACGGTTGTCAGTGCCATGATTAACTCGGATTGTTCTTGGTGATCTTCCAGGTGGGAATGTTGGCTGTGTTTCCAGCGGTCAATACCTGGGGGGTGATGTCTGTCGTCGCCAGCAATCTGGTGTTATCAATCAGGGCGCATACGTTCGCTGTCCCTGTGACGGTGATCGATGTCCCCGGCTTGGCGGCTAAGGTGATCTTGCGCCCGCCCGCGTCCCCGTTTGCTAACGTAAAATCTCCCGTGACCATTGCCGCGGAAGCCAATGCCTTTGATAGCGCATCCGCCCGCGTGGTTGGCTGGGAGGAGCAAATAAGCTGCTCGTCGCAGTTATCTTTGATGACCTGCAAACCCAAGTCCAGTACGTCAGGGTGAATTGTTTTACTCATGAGAAAAATCCTCTGATTTCGCAATCGCCGGGATTGAGTACGTCCCCGCTCTCAGCACAGGCAATCCGCATCCGCTGAATACCAGCCTGGATTACGAGGGGACCAAAGACGGCAAATTCAAGGGCGGCGGCAGTTCCCCCGTAGGTTATCGCTTCCCGCTGAATGTTACTCGCCACGTCAACGCCGGGAGCCAACGCACCCCCGTCATACATGGATGCTCTGTACCAGGTCGCCCCGGCTGCATCTGGTGATACTTCAATCTGGAATGTGACCGCGCCAGCCGCCACCGGTGATTCGTAACTCAGGTACAGGGTGACGAAATTGAACGAGGGACAATCCAACTCGAGCGGGGCAGCATCGAACGCACCCGCCGCCGGGAGGATCGCCAATGGTCTAAAAACCTGTAAGTCGAGATAATTGCCTACGATGGGTCTATCATGTGCCATTTGATTTTCTCCTAACTAAAGAACCCTCTGAGTTCAACCGTGCCAGCTGCCACGCCACCCGCCTCAGCACAGGGTATCCTTACTCTCTGCACCCCCGCCTGGATTACGAGGGGACCAAAAACCACCCGCTGGATACCCGCGGCGGTTGAACCGTATGCGATTGATTCTCGCTGGATATTGCTGGCAACGTCGGCACCAAGTGCCAGTACCCCGCCCTGATACATAGTCGCTCTGTACCACGCCAAACCCGCAGCATCGGGGGACACGTCAAGATAAAATCTCACCGCCCCGCCTGCGGCTGCCCGCGTGTAGGCGAGATAGAGGGTGAGGTAGTTGAACGATGGGCAATCCAGTTCGAGAGGAGCGAGGTCGTACGCACCGCCACCGGGTAAGGCTGCCGCCACTCTGAAGACCTGGAGGTCAAGGTAATTTCCTACAATTGGTCGGTCATGCGCCATAGAGTTTTCTCCAAATAAAAAAGCCGTTACGCTTGGGCGGCGCAACGGCTCACGTTTGACCCGATAAAAGTATAGCAGATTCGGGGGCGGATTACAAGTACTTAAATGCAAACCTCCTGACATTGACCAGCCAGGAGGTTGCATCGCTAAGTGTCTCAGTTCGGCTTTATTGTAGCAAATTCAAAGATGGATTGCAAGCACCATAAATGCAAAACCCGCCGTAGCAACAGGCGGCAGGTCTTGACTTGTTTCCCTTGAAGGGAAGAATTTATTTTACCTCAAAACAGCCTCATTTGTTGCTCAGCGTCTTTTATCCGCTTGACGGCAATGTCGCAGTAGTCTTTGCTGATTTCAATTCCCACGAACCTGCGCCCTGTCTGGACACAGGCGACGCCAGTTGTACCAGAACCCATGCAGAAATCCAGTATCACGTTATCAGGGTTGGTATAGGTGAGCGCAAGGTATCTGTATAACGCCTCTGGCTTTTGCGTGGGGTGCAAACCGCCATCTGATAAATTGTTAGGGCGCATAATACGAATAATTGTAGATGGATAACCTACGCCCTGTTTAGTTGGCTTTAATTTACTGGCAGTTACCTCACTTTGAATAAGGCTTATTTTCCCAAAAGGCTTTGACACTTTTCTATAAATAGGGTTATATGTTTTAGGTAAACCATCACAAAAAACCTCTATATTTTCATGTGTCCTAAATGGTGAATATTTTACGTTGCCAAAATTTGCCCCATTCACTTTATCCCAAATCCATTCATCCCTAAACCATTCCAGATTACTGCATACCAGCTTGCTGGTGAACGGCTGGCTGGCGGTGGTGACAAATGCCCCCTTCTTTTTCAGGACGTGCTTGACCACCTTCCACATTTCAGGAAAGGGAATAACCACGTCCCAACTACAAGCGGTCGTGCCGTAGGGAACGTCTGTCAATATCGCATCTACTGATTGCGCCTCAAGCTGGGGGACTGCCTCAAGGCAATCCGCATTATACAGCGTAACCTGTTCGCTCTGGTAGTAGGGTTGAATCAATCAAATCTACTTTCTACACCTTAAATAAATTCATGTCGCAATTCGTGAACACCCCCCGCACCTTGCCCACGCTCGTGTACTGCCACCCCCACCACGTTGACCATCCCCGCGGCATGATGGGGTTGAAGGGTTTGTTGGGGTCAAGTGTCGGGTTGGTGTAGTAGTCAGCGACCACGATGTCGGGGACAACCGCCGCCAACTTCGCCAGGTAGTTGACGTTCTTAAATCTCGGATTCCAGAACCATGCCCCGGTGTACAGCTTGAAGTAAGAGGGGATGATCCAATCGCCCCAGATGATTTGCACCGTTTTGAAAAACGAAATGATCTGCTCAATATAATAATTCTGCCACCAGTCCGAGAGGGTGGCGGGGATGCTGGTATCTTCAAAATCCAGCATGACGATTCCGGGGAAGGCGTGATCACAGAACCATGCCGCCTGTACTTTGGCGTCGCCCCCCCTGCGGTGGAAGTGATAGCCGCCCATCTGCTGAGCCGTCAACGCGGCGGCGTTCCAGGTGGGGACGTATTGCGCATCTGCCAGTCCCCAGCCCTCGGTTGCTTTGGGGATGATGACCCTTATTGATGGGTTATTGTGATCTGCCTGTTGCGGGGAGATTGCCCCGTTCCAGAAACTTGTGTCAATGCCATACTCCACGTTCGCGGGGGCAACGGTAACGCCAACCGCCCGCTGCATGGCGGCTGCCTGGGCGATCTCCATTGAGTTCTTGGCGGCATAATTCCGCATTTCTTTCTCGCGACCTGCTCTGATTTTTTCGCTGATTGAATACATTTTACACCTCGTAAATTCCAACGCTGAAATACAATCCCAGGATGGTAACGCTGATAATTGTCAGCCCGAACCCCGGCGTATTCCTGAATAAGTCAAACCCCAAAAGTTCTGGGTATGTCCCAAAATCAATCCACAGCCTACCGATGTCAACGGGGTCACGCATAATTTTAATCCTTTCAATCTCTCAAGCTAAAAAAAGACCTCAAAGGGACTTCCACCAGTTGAGTTCCCCGCGTCTGTGACCTGCGCCTATCCTTATCAAAGAATTCCAGCATCTCGGTCTCAGGATCGAAGCGGATCGGCAACCTGAAATCGCCGCACCACAGGAAGCCATCGTTATCCATGCTGATTACGCTTAACTCACTTTCGTCAATACCATCAAGGTCGGTCATTATGTTCCTGTCGGTTTGCGCAAACTGCCCGGCGTCGCCCGCTCGGTGGTGGGGTCTAGCGAACAGTCGCAATGATAACCCTTGCAACCAAGTGACTGCGACTTGGGGGCGATTCCCAATTCCTTCCACATGCTTGCCCGCTTCACCTTGCCATTGTAGTACAGGCAGTCATTACAATGTTCCTCGGTTGCCCCCAGTGTCCAGGTCATCTTCACGTCCCCGCCAACGGACAGCCGCGCCATGTTGAATACCTCGTAGTAGCGGGAAGCCCACATATCGAGGCGGGAATAATGGGTGTTGAGCAGAACGCCGCTCGCCTTGTTGCCCTCCTGAATGGATTGACCCCAGCCAACAATGAAATCGCTCTGTCCCCGAATGTACTGATACATCTCAGCGGTTTCGCTCTCGGTCAGTTCATCGGGTTTGACGCCAAACTCAGCCGCGCCGCGGTAGTAAGCCAGTACCAGCCCGCGCCCGATGATCGCTTCCACCGCATCTTTGAAATCGGGGATGGTGAGCGTCCCATTCCATAAGCCGTAAACCGCCCCCCGTAATGCGGTGTAGTAGTTTGCTTGGGTATATTCAGCTTCAGCAATCAAACCAAACTCCCTTCCCAGCGCAACCAGTTCTTGCGCCTGATCCGTTGTCATGGGTTCGCTATCTTCCTCATCCCCCTCCACGTCCTCCATGATGTCTTGAGCGTGTTCGCTGCCAAGTGCCTGCAAGCAGTAGGTAACGATTTCCTCAGCCGCCGCGATTGCCTTGTCCTTATCCACCAGCCCCGCACTTGCGGCGGTATTAAGCTGCCCCAGGAACGTGCCTGCCTGGTTGACGTCAACGGATAAAATCATGTCCATATGCACATCAGCTTCGAGGGTGCTGAAACTCTTGTCCCCGTAGGTCTCATAGTCCCTGAGTACCCATTCAACGATGTCCATCCACACAGCCGCCCAAAAGGACTGATACCGCTGGAACGCCCTGAGTACAGGGACTTCCATCGCTGAGGCGGTTGCCAGTCTGAAAGCCTCGCCCTTACCAAGATAATGGGGGTAGATTTTCCCCGCCAGCCCCGCTTGCGCCAGTGCCAGGTTGCCATCCTTCTCAGCGTCAACCGCGCCGGTTGACTTATTTATCCACTCGCGATTGATCGCCTCGTTCTGTAACCAGAGCGCACCCGCGGCTGGCGGCGGGTTGGTGTCGCGCCCGCCCGTGCCTGCGGTGGAGACCAGGGATGATTCCAATCTTTGCTTGACGTCCGCGACCGCCCGGGA